TGCTTATGTGTCTAATCCATTGCGTTGGGCTGCAATGTCAAGCGATGAGCAAGCTTCTTGGACAGCATACCGTCAAGCATTGTTAGATGTTCCGCAGCAATCAGGTTTTCCAAATACATTTACTTGGCCTTCTGCTCCTGATGGCTCTTTTTAATAATGGATATCAAAGAAATTAATATTTTGGGCAATCGCTCTTTTCAAATAGATAATTTCTACGATCACCCTGCATATATTATGGACATGATTTTATCGGTTCCACCTAATAAAGTGATGATGGAACACGCTTTACATGGTGACGAATTTTTTGACTTACGACATCATAGAAAAGAACCTACGCTTAAAAAATACACAGACCAACTTGTAGAGCTTCTTAAAGATCAAAACATGGATGTTTATAAGGAAGATGGTTCAGACGTTTTAGATACTAATTTTATGCGTTGGAAAAAATCAGATTTTAATAATTATGAAGACAACTTCTGGTTTCCGCATCAGGACGATGGTTGGGTTTGTATTATCTATTTAAATGAAGCTGAAACAAACGGCACAAATATTTATGTTGATAAACACGCAAGCATACACAGATACGGCGGCAAAAAAACAGAAGAAGACCGTCACCCTTGGAAACCTAGAAAAGATTTTGAAATAGTAGATTATTTAGAACCTAAATTTAACAGGGGCTTTTTATTTAACGCAAAGCGCATACCGCATGGTGCGGCGGTTAATGACGAAACGTATTTTTATTCAGAAGCAGATCAAAACTATAGTCGACATAGATTAAACCAAGCTTTATTCTTTTTCCCAAGGCAAGCGGCATGAGACAAAATTGGCAATTATATAAAAAAAATATGTCTTCTGATCTGGTGCAAAACATCATAGACCTTGCAGGGGAAACAACAAAAGCTACTACATTTAACCATGCTGATGATAGTGTTCGAAGCAGTCGTGTTTGTTGGCTTACAAATCACGATTGGTTAAGAGATGTTTTATTTCAATATGTAGATCACTCTTGTCAAAATGCTTTTGGCGTAAATGTTTTTAAAAACGCAGAGATACAATACACAGAATACCATGCTTCAGAAAATGGGCATTATGATTGGCATCACGACATAGACTGGAACGCTAACGATGGTTTAGACAGAAAGTTATCCATAACAGTACAGTTAAGTGACCCAAGTGAATATGAGGGTGGTAACTTTCAGTTTACCGAAGTTCCCAATCCAGAAATGGAAGATGCAAAACAAAAAGGTACTGTTCTTATTTTCCCTAGCTATTTAATTCATCAAGTTTCGCCAGTAACTAAAGGTATTAGAAAGTCGCTTGTGGCATGGTTTAAAGGGCCAAAGTGGCAATAGAAGGAGTGTAAATTATGACAGCTTTTGCTCCATTAGGTGCTACCACGCTAGGCCAAGCGTCAACAAGTGCAAACTACATTATCGGCGCAGGAAGCGGAACTTTTACCCTTTCGATGCGTGGGGCGGCGCTATTAATTGGTGACATTTTCCCTCATGGCGTTTTTGAAGTTGACGGTAGGGCTGTTACGTTAAGCGCACAAAGACCATATTCGGTTAATAATGGTGCTTTTACCTATACTGGTCAGGACTTAGAATTAGACTACGGCTTTGGTATTGTAACTGATACTCAGACATTTACCTATACTGGACAAAATGTTGTTTTAGATGTTGGTTTTGGAATAGGAGCTAACACTGGAACTTTTACGCTTACTGGTCAAAATATAGATTTTACCAAGCAAATGAATGTTTCAGCCGAAACTGGAACTTTTACTTATACTGGTCAAGATGCTCTTAAAGGTGTCGGAGAAGCTTTTGAGCGTGGACAATTTACATATACTGGTCAAGATGTGACGATGTTTGCAGGGCGTTTTTTAAGGCCAGAAACAAGTCAATATTCTTATACATTTCAAGACTTTAAAACTAGGGGTTGGTTCAGTCCTACTGTGCCACCTGCAATATGGACGGAAGTAGCATAACGTGCTACTCTTCTGTAAATAGGAGAAAAAAATGGCTATTACGATAACAAAACCAACTGTTGGTGGCTCTGAGGGAACTTGGGGCGCTACTATCAACACAGCATTGGACGATGTGGTAAATGCCCTAAACGGTACGGCAGGAACAGTAGCTCCTAATTTAACAACTGTTACTATTAATGGCACTTCAAGCAGCGTAACGGCGGCTGATTTAGATTTATTAGCTACATTAGATACTTCGCAAACTGTGATGCAAAGTTTTGTTTTAGAAGATGGTGACGGAACAGAGGTTTCTATTACTGAAGGTAAAGAGATTAAGTTTGTAGAAGGTCATGGGATCGACATTAACTGGACTGACACTTCTGACGGAACAGACGCAGACCCTTATGATTTAGAGTTTTCGCTAAAAACTGATATGCGAATAAATAGTAATACAGATGTTTATACTGGTAATTCTAACGACTACATTCATTACGATACTGATGTAGGTATGCGATTTTATACAAATCAAGCTGAAGATATGCGGCTTACGGATGGCGGCGATTTGCACGTTGATGGCAACATTATCGGTTATTCTTCAACAATTTCTGACCAAAGGTTGAAGAGCAACATTAATAAAATAGAAAATGCTTTAGACAAATTAATGCAGATAAGCGGCTACACATTTACTTATAACCATGACGAAAAGCAAAGCGCAGGGGTAATAGCGCAAGAAGTTGAAAAGATAATGCCAAGTGCGGTTCAAAGCACTAATTTAGTTTTCAATGATGATAATGACGTTGAGTTTAAGACAGTACAATATGATCAACTTACTGGGCTTTTAATCGAAGCAATAAAAGATTTAAAAGCAGAAATAGAGGAACTTAAAAATGCCTCTGCCAAGTAGCGGCCAGATAACAATAGACCAAATACACGTTGAAGCAGGTGGCGGTAGCGGTTCACAAGCTGCGATAAATGATGCTGACATCAGAGCAATGATTGGTAAAAGTTCTACCGCACAAAATGCTTTTAACGAATATTATGGAGTTACAAACTCTGCGCCTACGGCTACATATATTGGTAGGCTCTTAACTACTGGTGACGGCTTTCCAAGCGGTTCTTTAACTTTTAATTCTGGAACAAAAGTTGTTGTTATTACACTTCAACTAGCAGGGCCAAATAATACATTTGTAAACTTTGGTTCGACAGCAATGACCCAAGCTGCAAAAATAGACACTGCATCCCCAAATACTTCAATTTGGCAAGGGCTATTTACGTCTGCGGTTTATTGGTTGCAAACATCAACTAGTGGCAGTGTAAGCATATCTGGCAACGGCGGTAGTGGCCGATCTGTTTTACACGCTTGGGAAATAACTGGTTACAACAGCGCAACGCCATATTCTACAGCAACAGCCCAAAATACGGACAACACTAGCTTTTCAAAAGTTATTTCAGTTTCAACACAATATAACGGATGTACAATAGGCTCAGGGGTAACTGAAGACACAAATCCTGCGGGGTCAGTGACAGTGAGTAACTCTGATAGCTTGCAGCAAATAGATTTAGAAAGTGCTACCAATCACTTTTCTTGGAGAGATCAAGGAACAGCATCAGGAACCACAAATTATAATTGTGATCAAAATAGTCCTGCCTCAAATCTTATTTCAACAAATACCATTATGCAATTAGCCGCAGCACATTGGAAATAAAATGTCATTATTACCATTAAACTTAAAAGCAGGGTTTTATAGAAACGGGACTGATTTAGATGCTTCTAATCGGTGGCGTGATGGTAGTCTTGTTAGATGGCGAGATGGCTCTTTACGCCCTATTGGTGGTTGGCAAACTTTTAAATCTGGGTTTTGCACCAATCCAATTAGAGGCGCACACGCATGGGAAAGTAATAACGGAACAGCTTACTTTGCGGCGGGAAGCCATAACGAACTAACAGCTATGACAGGAGCGGGTACAGCTTACGATATTACCCCTGCTACGATGTCTACTGGTAGAGAAGATGCAGGGCTTAACTTAGGTTTTGGCGGTGGCTTTTACGGTACTGGGTATTTTGGAACTCAAAGACCTTCAACGGGTACTTATTCAGAGGCAACAAGTTGGTCACTTGATAACTTTGGAGAGTATCTAGTCGGGGTTCATTATGACACTGGAACACTAGTCGAGTGGCAGCTTGGTTCTTCAGCCGTAGCAGCTCCAGTTACTAACGCTCCATTAAATAATCTTGGTTTAGTTGTTACTGAAGAGCGCTTTATATTTTTATTAGGTGCAGGGGGTGACCCTCGCAAAGTTCAATGGTGTGATTTTGAAGATAATACACTTTGGACTGCCGCAAGCACCAATCAAGCGGGGTCGGAAACTCTTCAAGTATCTGGTCAGATAATGCAGGGAATCAAGACAAGAGGTCAGACTTTAATCATAACTGATACCTCAGCATTTACAGCAAGGTACGTTGGCCCGCCCTATATTTATCGATTTGATAGAGTTGCAGATGGATCAGGGGCTGTTTCTCGTATGTCGGCTGTAGACACTGACATGGGCGCTTTCTGGATGGGTCAGAAAGGTTTTTTTACATTTGACGGCAATAGCGTTAAAGAACTTCCATGCGAGGTTCACGATTACATTTATGACGACATCAACGTAAACCAACAATCAAAAATTTGGGCGTTTAGCAATACAGAATTTAGTGAAGTTTGGTGGTTTTATCCGTCTGCAAATAGTTTAGAGATAGATAGATATGTTGCATACGACTTATTAGAGGGTCACTGGCTTATTGGCAATTTATCTAGGACAGGTGGTGTTTCCAGAGGCGTCTTTAGAACTCCTGTTTTAAGCGGAGAATTAGTCGAAACAATTACTTATAATGTAACTGTTGCTGATGATAGCGGTAATAAATATTATATTTCCGATTATTCTGGGTCTGCGCCAACAATTACTCTTAAAAAGGGTAATACCTATCGGTTTGACCAGAGCGCGGCCAGTAATGCCGGACACCCACTACAGTTTTCAACAAATTCAGACGGTACACATGGCGGTGGAACAGCATATACAACAGGAGTTACAGTAGTAGGAACGGCGGGTTCAGCCGGTAGTTATGTTGAAATAGTTGTTTCAGATAGTACGCCTTCAACTTTGTATTACTATTGTTCGAACCACTCAGGTATGGGAGGCACTATCAATGTTATAGAGCCAGTAATAGTTTATAACCATGAGCAAGGTTTAAATTATGATAGCGGTTCTGTTTTTTGCGAGACAGGACCAATTTCGCTTGGAAACGGTGATCGGGTTGCAAAAGTAACTGACGTAATACCAGACGAAAAAACGCAAGGCGATGTTGATTTAAAATTTAAAACACGATTTTACCCAAATGACACAGAAACAACGCATGGTCCATTTAATCCAAGCAACCCAACTTCAGTAAGGTTTACTGGAAGACAGGTAAGGATGAGGGTTGAAGGTGATCAGCCTACTGCTTGGCGTGTTGGAACAATGCGGCTTGAAACAAAAGCAGGGGGTAGGCGATAATGCCAGTCACGCCACCAGTTATAGGTTCAGATATACGTCAATGGGGTAGAGAGCTTAACCTATTTTTAAGTAGAAACTTAGGTAAGTTATTCTTTAAATCATCGGGTGATACTCCTGCGGATAATGGTATTTTCTTGTGGGATGATGAGAATAATTATCCTGTTGTTTCATCTGATGGTGCATTTCGGCAAGTTGCGATGAAACAAGCAACGCCAAGCAGTAGCACTGGTGCGGCTGGTGATGTGGCAGGAATGATAGCTTGGGATACTAATTATATTTATATTTGTACGGCTGCACATGATGGATCAACAGCAATTTGGAAGAGGGTAGCACTGTCTACATATTAAATGCCTAAAGATACACAAGTAAATGAATTAGAAAGATGCCGCCCTTGGATAGAGGCGGCTTTAGAGTATTCAGGTGGAACACATAACTTTGAAGATGTGGCAAAAGGAATTATTGAAGGTAATATGCAGCTTTGGCCTACGCCAAGGGGGTGCATTGTTACTGAAATTGTGGTATATCCTAGAAA